GAATCGATCAACGCGCCCGTCGGAAACGTGTAGGTGCCCGCGTCGGTGCCGCCAGCGTCAATCGTGACGATGCCGGTCGACAGATTAGCCGCCGTAATCGTAACGGTCGCGCCGGTCAGATCAGCAGACGCAGCCTGAGCGCGCATAAGCGGCTCGCCGCGAACGCCCGCCGAGAACTGATAGCCGCCCGTGCCCTGCGAAAGCGGCGGCGTCGGGCCAAACGATTCGAGCGGGTAGGAAGCGCCCTGAGTAGTGATAGCCATGATCTAATGCTCCTTAATTTGAGAGAAAGAAGGGGCCGAAGCCCCCTCTATTAGCCCCAAAGGCGAACCGCCATCTGCGGACGAATGACGCTGTAGCCATACAGAACGTCAATACGGCAGGGCAGTCGGTCGTTGTTGATGTCATACTGACGGACAACGCGGAGCGAGATACCGTTGTGAACCTGGCGCGAAGCCATGTCGACGCCCTGCGGAAGCAGAAGGTCGGCGGTGGCGAACGCGATAGCGTCCTTGTGGTAGATCAGGTTCTGCGGATACTGCGTCGAGGCAGCGCCGAGGAACGTGACAGCCGCAGAAGCGACCGGCAGAGCGTCGACCGTGGCCAGAGCCTGCGTGGCCGAATACATCGCGGCGACAGTGACCGAAGCCGTGGTCGACGCCGTAACGTCAGCCAGAGCAACGAACTGGAACAGCGAGCCAGTCGACTCACGGGTCTGCGGGTTGACGGCGTAGACGTTGGCGATGGTGAACACGTCACCGGCCTTGATCGTCGTGGAGCCGAGGCCCGTCAGAACAATCGTGGTCGAGCCTTCGGTCGTGACCGACGAACTGACCGTGACCGTGCCCGTGCGCGAGCCCGTCGTGAACTGCTTAATCGACTGCGACATATTCAGTTCGTCGTAGCCGAGGATGCCTTCACCGAAGATGCCGTTCTTGAACTGCTTCGAGATAGCCGAAACAGGATTGAACAGACCCTTCATGCCTTCGATCAGCGACGCGTTGGCGGCCGGATTGACCGTCGCATAGCGCGGCGACATGACAGCGGCGTTTTCGTTCAGCTTCTGCTGCGCCTGCAACAGAACGAGCGAGGTGGCCGGGGTCGTGCCGGGCGTGCCGACCGAGTTGCCGATGTATTTGAAGCTGTTCGCAACGTCGGCGTCGATGGAGGACGCAAGCTGCGAAATACGCGGCTTCAGCACACGTTCCGCAAAGTCGTCCAACTGCATCGTCAGTTCGGCGGTCGTGAAGTTGACGCCGATGTGCTTCTGCGACGAAACGGTCAGGGTCGTGTACTGTTCGTTGTCGTCCTGCACCTGAAGGGCAGCGCCGTCCGTGACCAGAGCGCGGTCGGGCAGACGGATGCGCAGGGTCGAGCCGATCTTAGCGCCTTCGACGGCGAAAGAATCGTCATACTGACGGTTAACGGTGCGGGTCAGGACAAGATTATTCTCAAGGATCTCAAGAGCCTTGCGAGTAATCATATCAATAGTAAGAAGTGAGTTAGACATTCTTTATCTCCGGTTTTGCGCTTCCCACTTCTTGATCTGCCGCTGCCGTTCCGCTTCAATCCAATCCGACGTTGACATTGACTTTAGTGACCGGGGGTCAGTCGTGTCATAACGCGGGCCTGAGTTTGACCGGGTAGCCGTGACAGGAGCAAGCGGTGCGGGCGCTGACGATGTGCGCTTTGTCGGTGGATTAGCCGCCAAACTGGCTTCAATCTTACCGATCTCCTTCGCCTGCATCACGGGCGGTAAACGGGATATGCGGCTGGCTTCTTTTGGATTGGAGCCAAGGTAATAAATTACCTCCGGCCCAATATCCGAAGCCTGAATCGCTTGAGCCATCACGTCAGAGACGGGGAGGCTGGGGTTATACGCGACTTGTTCAAAGTCTTCGTATTTGTCCCGCGCTTCCTCTTCCTTGTCGCGATACGTCTCTAAGATCGCCTGCTGCTGCTGTGCGGCCTCTCGCTGAGCCAAAAGTTCTTGAGCCCGGCGCTGCGCCAACGCTTCCGCGTAGTGCTGTGCGTTCTCAAAATCATCCGGCGCAGGTGGAGGTGCAACCGGCTGTCTAGCCTGTTGCTCCGCAAGCCGCTGGGCCTGCTCTCTTTCCCATTTGCGCTGTTCGCGTGCTAGGCGCTTGCTGACAATCGCGTCCAACTCTTCTTGAGAGAACGATTTTGTCTGCTGCTGTTCCTCCGGCGTCGATTCAACAGATTCCGGTGCTGCCGTGGCTTCCGGTTCCGGCGCGGGGCTGATCTCCGCTACAGCCTGTTCGTCTTCCATTTTCACCTAGCTTTCCGGCCAGTCGGTTTACAAAAATTACTCTGCTTCCGCTTTGTCGTCAATAAGACCCTTACCAATCTCTTGGATCTTAGCCGCGAGCGGCAGGGCTTCATTGGCAACCTGAAGACCGCCGGCCTTTGTAGCGATGTCGAGCAACTGTAAAAGTTTATTCAGTTCTTCTACTGTAAACATAACCTTCTCCAAGGTTGTCGGCCCGGTGGAGAACTGGCGCGAGCCGAGCCGACCGCCTCTCGCGCCAAGCTGATTAGGCCCAGGGCAGCGGAGGGCTGACCACGGGCGGATTGATCTGATTTTCGATCTGCTGGTCGAGCGCTGCGACCTGCGCCGCAAGCGTTTCAGGGCCGAAGGCTTCCTCAAGCCAACCGATAACCTGCGCTTCCGTCAGATCGGCATAGGGCGTGAACGGCGCTTCGGCGTCGAGCGTCACGCCCTGAGAGCCGTAGATGTCGGCGGTATAAGTGCCATCAGTCGCCTGACGACGCCAATGAACGGTGAACACAACGTCCGTGTGGCCGTCCTGCTGCGGGTATGCGTCGAGTTGGGAGATTACCCAAGTGTAAGTGTTAGCCATTGATCTTTCCTTATGCGTTTGCGATAGTCGTAACGGTTCCAGAAGAACCACGGTATTTCAGAGCGCCAGCTTCAACATACAGAACACCACCGCCAGTTGGGTTAGCTGTTGGCACTGTTGCGTTTGCTAGATGTATGGTTTTAGCTGAGCTAGTAGCTATGCTTGTCATGCCTATTAGTAAATTTCCAGCACTGTCGATGCGGGCGCGTTCTGTTGGAGCGGAATTTGCGGCGGCAGATGTCCCAAAAGCCATGAAACCGCTGCCAACATCTTGAAGAATATACGATGTGTATTGAGCGGAGCTATCTACGGTTGAAGCTTGAAAGTTATAGTTTGCGCTCCAATACTGCACGTCGCCAGATAAGCCTACAGCACCAATACGAGTAGCGTAGTTCCAGCCAGTCTGAGCCAGTCTAATGCCACCGGCATTACCCGTTAGGTAAGCTAATGACAATGTTGCAACGGGCGAACTCGTCCCGATACCCAACCGGCCACTTGCATCCAGCGTCATCGCCTGCGACCACGCAACAGCAGAGCCAGCAGTTCCGTTAGTGGATGATGTATACCAAGAGTGTGCGCCGGAAATCTGCATGTAAGCAGATGGCTTGTATCCAGTGAATGAGGAAAGCCAGCCACCATTATAGTAAATATTGTTTCCCACGACACCATAGTCACCAGCGCTTGACAGGGATAAGTTAAGTGCGCTCGGCCCAACCTGAATTGCTTTGAATGTCGCCCATGCACTCGGCGTGACACCCAGTCCGAGGTTGCCGGCTGTATCAAATGTGGCAACAGTTGCCGCACCCGTTCGTATGACAAAAGGATCGGCGGATGCTGTTCCCACGCCAGCAACATTATTCGCGGCGTAAAAACCCGCAGCAACAGTGTTTGCGCTATCTTCAATAGCAATAGGCCAACTGTCAGTTGATGTTCCGGTAACTCTTAACCGCTCGCTACCAATAGCCCCGCCCGGCGATGTAGTCCCAATGCCTACCAGCCCGCCGGAGGTGATACGCATACGCTCGGTGCCGTTAGTGACTAAGCCTAACGTGTCGGCGGCAGGAAAATAAATGCCGGTGTTCGTGTCGCCGGTCGTCGTAATGCCCGGCGCGCTAACCGTTCCAGCCGGGAAGATGGCCGAGGTCGTAAACGTGGGCGACGTGCCAAGCACGACGGAGCCAGTGCCGGTAACAGCATATTCACCCAGCACGCCCGCGTTGTTATACAGCACGCGACCAGACGTGCCGCCGGTGATCGCCGTCGTGCCAACGTCAAGATCAACGCCGAGCGCAGTCGGATTCGTCCAAGACGTGACGCCCGATCCGTTTGTTGTCAGAATAAACCCGTCCGTGCCGCCCGTTGTCGGCAGCGTCATCGACCAAGTGCCGGCCGCAGCCGCCGTGTTGAGCGTCACAACGCCGCTTGATGACCCGGACAGACCAAGAGAGCCGGCCGTCGTGCCAGCGACACCCAGCGTCGGCGTGGCCGTCGCAGAGATCGTATTGAGCGCCGTCGAGGACAACAGCGTGCCAGCAGCCGTCGTGGCCAGCCCCGTACCGCCGGACGTGACCGCCAGCGGGGTCGTGAGCGTCAGGCTCGACGCCGCCATGGCGCGGCCAGCGGTGAGGTTAGCGATGGAAACTTGCTTCGTCGTGGCCGACTGCACAATCGGCAGAACTTCCGTGCCGTCTACCGGGGTAGTAGCCGCAGGAAGCTGGGAAATTTTTACGTCGGCCATTTATCTAGTCCTTAGAAAGAAGCAACGCGGTCTTGGAATGCCTTAATGCGGGCGTCGAGGGCATTACGATCTGATTCGATGCGAGCAAGATCCGCAGCGACTTTGGCTTCGCGTGCAGCGACTTCATTCTCGCGCACGGCGACAGCCGCTTCAGTCGCGGAAGCCGCCGCCTCGCGGTCAGCCATCGCCTTTTCAAACGCCTTTTCGCGCTTGGTCACGTCCTTGTCACGGGCGTCTGCGGCAGACTTAACCTCTTTGGCGTTAGCGTGCGCCGTCTTGGCTTCAGCGACCAGAGCGTCAGCCTGCGCCTGCGCAGCCGCCAATTCGCCTTTGGCTTTCTCACGATCCGCCAGCGCCGCTTCAGCCGCGCTCAACGCGCCCTGACGCTTGGCCAGTTCGTCGCGGACTTTCACATACTGCGCGAGGTCTTTGGGAAGCTGTTTTGTGAAATATTCAATCGGATCTACGTCCGACGATCCGCCGATGAATTGCATGATGACCTCAGACGTAATAGCTGACGTTGACTTTGGCGCTGCCCGTCGTTTCGATGAACTTAATCTTCTTCAGGTCGCCGTCATACTGGAAAATGACGCCCGCTTTAAGGAGCATACCGACCGACGCCGTGGGGTCAGTGCCGTCGTCGCGCCAGCGAACGTCCTGCGTCTCAGCGACGATCAGCGCAAAGTTGGCTTTCACGTCCATGCCGGAAATCGGATCGCGCGCCGGAACGGTAAGGCCCGTAGCCGAACTGACGGTAGCAAGTTGCTGGTAGCCAAGGCAGCAGGTAATGGCTTTGACGTTGGCAGTCACCTAGTATCTCCTTCGCTGGGCCATCGAGCGCAGCCATGCGAAATCTTGTTCGAGTCCGGTAGGAGCGGGGCCATAGTTAATTATAACACTGTAGCCGGTGATTGAATAGTCGCCCTTTTGAACCTCTAGCACACGCGCAAGCCGGATGTCTACATTCTGGCCAGTTAAAGTGTAGTAGCCCGTTCCAAGCGTCTGAATACGGGTTTTGATGATGTCGACGGGCTGTCCCGTGACCGTATAGCTGCCGTAGCCGGCGTTGATGGCGTTGCCGCGGTAGATGCCGACCGACTGCCCCGTGACCGTGTAAGAGCCGTAGCCGGCGTCGATTTGCTTGCTGCGCTGGAGGTCGACCGGATAGCCCGTTATAAAATACTCACCGCCGCAGCCCGATAGCTGGAGGATGACCTGAGCGATGATGTAGTCGCCGTCTTCGGTTATCAGCGGCCAGCCGCTTTCGGTCAGCAACCGGGCGTTATAGTCAAGGACGGCCCATATCTTTTCGCCGTCTTCCGTAATCAGGAACTTGCCATCTTCGGCAAGGAGATACGCGCCGTCATCGGGCCCGGTGACAATGATCTTGTCGCCTGCCTGAGTAACTAGATAATCGCCGTCCTCCGTGAGCAGGAGGGAGATATAGAACATATCATCACGTCGCCTGGAAGGTGCCC